TTACAGCGGCGGAAGCCTGCTTGCGGGTGATACCGGCCAGCACTGCCAGAAGATCCAGCGAATCTCCGGAGGCTGTCTGGACGAACGCCTGTTTCTGCACAAGGTCGAGGCTCAGATAAAAGCCCTCAAGCACGTAGGCTGCCGGGCCGAGGGAAGTCTGGATAGGGCTGGTATCGCGCTTATCATAGGTATCCGGCACCAGTGAAAGCATGTAGTCGAGGATGTTTTTGTAGGTTGCATCTGAAAAGTTCTGCATCAGAATTTCACCTCCGTTCCGGTCTTAACATCGCCGTAGACTGTTTCGACGGTAAAACTCACCGTCAAATTCTGCCCGTCGATGCTGTATTCGTAGTTTTTTAACCCCGTGATGCGGTCGTCTGTCAGCAGAGCATCCTGCAGACGGCGCTGCAGTTCTGCGGCAACATAACCGGCATCCTGTCCGACCAGCTCATCCCATTGCATACCGCTTGCAGGCTGGTAGATCTGCCAGCGATAGCGCTCTACGTTCAGGATGATCTCCACTGCCTGCTTTACGGCATCATAGCCGTCGCATGTTCCGGCGATACGTCCAGCTGCACGGTCGATCTTCCATGTCAGGGAAGGCTGAGCGACAAACTCAACGCCGCCCGATAAATCGATGCTGTTTTCCGGCAATACGGCCATTTAATCACCACCTTCATATACACGAGATAACACGACGAACTTCTGGCCACGCTGCACACGCAGAAGAAGCACCTTGTCACCGGCTTTCAGGGCCGGGTTGAGGATGATATATTTCTTATCCTTGCTCAACGGAAGGACTTTTCCATTCTCCCAGCCTTTGATGTCCTCGCTCTGTACAGAGCTGTCTGCGCCCCCTGAGAGCAGGGAATAACCAGTGTAAGGCTCCGATGGGCCGCCTGTGCTGCCGTGAACACCAGCGTGTATATGGGGCATGGCGTGCCGGTGTTTCAGCAGCGGGATCTTCTTTTCAATGACCGGCTCTGCAAGGTAGAGAATATCCTGCCGCAGTGTAGCCATTTCCGTGTTGATGGAGATTTCCAGCACATCATCATCGGGCGGGGCCTTTACCACGGTGCCGATCTGCAGATCGGTGGGCTGGTCAACGTCTCCGGCAACCCGGTTCAGCTGCAAAAGTGCTTCCACGATGTCCAAAAGATTTCCCTCCCTTACAGAGCTTTTGCTTCCAGTTCCATTGTGTGCAGATCGTTTTCCCACGTATGAGAGACCTTTTCCAGCATGACATACTTGCGGAACGGGTCGCCGTCAAGATCATTGATATTGACCAGAAGAAGCTGTCCCGCCCGCAGGCTATTGACACCCAGCGAGGTGAATTTGAGTTGCTGCAGAACGCGATTGTAATACTCCAGACTGACCTTTGCCTGCTCCTTGACCTGTGCGTCTGTGGCCGCTTCGTCCACCTTTTGATAGAGCTGCAGCAAGCCCCAGCGGGCAATGGTGTCCGAATCCTTTCGGATAAAAACATCGGACTTGCCGGTCTCCTTGTTCGGACGCACCAGCTTGATGCTGTTGTAGGTCTGGGAGTCAATGGACGTGTTGTAGCTGTAGTTGGTCATCAGGCTCTTTTCGCCGATGATGTAGTCGCTCTTCATATCAGCTGCAGAGCGCAGAGCAACACCATCTCCAGAATCGTAAAAAACAAAGACCGTGCCGGTATTCAGCAAGGTCTTCTGGATGGCAGTATTGATGATGTCGATGCAGCTTTTATCCTGCATCACGAGGGAGGGGAGTTTGTAGCCGGTATCGGCCAGCGTGCCCACATCTACCTGCAGGTCTTCACAGATCTGCTTGATAATGTCGGCGGCGCTCTGGGCATAAAATGTGTAGCTGTTATTTGCTTTCAGGTAGCGCAGCCGGTCATAGCAGACCACATCCACAGGCCCCCAACGGTCCTGCCCGCGGCTGAATACCCATCCATAAAACTGCAGTTCTCCATCTGCGGAAAACCGTACAACGTCGCCCTCTTCGATTTTGGATTGCGGCGTGCGCAGATAGGTGAAGGTAAGCTTGCCGGGATTCCCGGTGCGCTGGGTGATCCAGCTTGCGGTTGTTACGCTGTTAGTGAGGTTTAGCAGGTCTCCGGGCGTTTTGCGGCCCACGATCAGTTCATAGCTCACCGGTTCACCTCCGTGAGGTCAGAAGCGGACATCCAGCCGAATACCACCCCGGAAAGATCCTGCACGCAATACGGATGCGGGTTTGTGCGGGATACGATGCGCCGTACCTGCACCTGCTGGCCGCTGAGCGTGCCGGCAGGTGTTGGTGCAGTGCTGGTGCTGTAATATTTCCCGTTTGCCTTACGCTGGGCACCCACATAGAGTTTGCTGCTTTGGATGCTGCGTGCTGGAGTAAGGATCACTTTTACAGCACTGACAGTAGACGTTGCGACAGCAGCGGCAGAAAGCGCCCGCGTGACAGTGTTCAGCGCAGAGGATGCCGTAGTGGCTGCAGGCGAGAAGTTTCCGCTGCTGCCCTGCAGAACAGCCTTCTGCGGTGAAAAGTCCTTGTATTCAGTAATGGTCAGGTCAAAGTAAAAGTCGCCGGTCTCGCCGCCGCGCTCCTCGGTCTTGAAACTGGTAACAAGGCACTCAAAACCCATGCCGCCACCCAGAAACGGGGTGCCGTTCTCATAATAGCGCACCGGCGTATAGACGATGGGCCTTTTCTGATCCATTGCGCTCTTGAAAAACGTAATGTACACCGATGGCGGTAAAAACACGGCCGCGCTCATCCATGGGAGCCTGCGTCCGGGAAACAGACCGGAGATCGTTACCTTACGCAGCTTTGGCGTGCGCGGCTGCATGACAGGGCCAAGGCCAAGCACATTATACTCGCCATTGTCGGATTCTTTGGTCTCCGGAAGCTTTTCCGGGTTGATGGGCAGGGACAGCACGGTGCTGTCCCGTGAAAAATAAATGCGGTAAAGGCTCGGCATACATTCTCCTTAATTGACCGCAACGACACTGCCACTCTGCACGCGCTCCATAATGAGGTCGCCCAGAAGATCGGCAAGGCTCTGGCGGTCGGCTTCAGTGTTTCCGGTGTTCTGGCCTTGAACAGTAATGACCGGGGCCTGCGAGGTGAGGTTGATGTTGTTCACGAATTTACGTTCCGCAATATCAACCATCATCTTGAGCTGCTCATCTGAAAGATCAACCGTTTTTGCGATCTTACCGGTGTTGTTCTTAATTGCGCCAACATTATTCAGCAGGGAATTGACATCTGCTGCCTGAGGAACGCCCAGATCGCCAAGACCGCCCGGCCCGAACAGGTTGCCAAGGCTGAGGTTGGAACCCCAATCATATCCTCTGGTGTAGGCGCTGCCGAGATCCATGTTCTCCCACGGCTTCACATACTCGGTATAGCCGCTGTTCTGGATCTCATCGCTCCGTTTTTTGGCAAGATCGGTGATCCAGCCGCCCAGGCCGCTGGTCAGATCGACCGTCACGCCGGGGATCATGTTGATAAGCCCCTCAACAGCGGACGCAATATTCTGCATATACTGCAAAACGGTGATTGCCATATCATAGAACAGAACTTTCACAGCTGCGACCGGGTTCGTGAACACATTGCCCACAAAGTTTGCAAACATGGCAAATCCATTCTGCAGGGGAACCAGAACACTGTTGAACACGAATGCACCCATCACAGCAAATGCGCCCGTAATGATACCTGTAGCGGAAACGCTTGTGCCTGCAAAGTGGTTCATCACAGCAACACCTGCATACAGGGCAGCTACCAGCACCAGAACGGCGGCAGCGGCCAGTGCGGCCGGGTTTGCGGCAATGACGGCATTGAGAAATGCCTGTGCGGCAGCGGCTTTCTCAGAAGCAAATGCCAGAATGTTCGTCCAGTTGGCGGCGATCAGCAGCACACCAAAGGCGGTTCCCAGAGAAATTACAATGGGGACGACCGTCTGGATGTTGTTCGCTACCCAGTTGATGGCCGCAAGCAGCGGGTCAAGGGCGCGGATGGCAGCGTTGGAAGCCACCGTCCACACCTGCGCCCAAGTCATGGGGGTTTTTGCAAATTCAGCGTTGGTCTCTGCTGCGGCTGCAAACATGGCGTTTTTTACAATGGCGGCGGTGATCTGCCCCTGTGCACCCATTTCGCGCAGCTTGCCCATATCCACCTGCAGATAGTCCGCAATGGATCTTGCAATGGCCGGTGCCTGTTCCATGACGCTGTTCAGTTCATCGCCGCGCAGCACGCCGGACGCAAGGCCCTGTTCCATCTGAAGAATTGCAGCCTGCGCAGCTTGCCCGGATGCGCCAGAGAGCGCAAGCTGTTTGTTCAGCTGTTCTGCAAACTGCACGATCTCCTTCGTGTTGTCAAATGCGCTGCCCGCCATAGTACCCAACTGTGAAACCAGCCCCATGGTGTCCATAAAATTGCCGCGGGAACGCTGCGCGGACTGGTAGATCATCGTTTCCAACTGCTGCGTGGTCTGCAGGCCATCGTTCATACGGTCAAGCCGGGCGCGGGTAGAAACCAAGCTGTCTGAAAGGTCTACGGCTCTTTTCAGCCCCTGAATACTGAGGTAAGAAGCAGCAAGCCGTTTCACAGCGCTTGTCAGAGCATCAGCGGAAGACGTGGCCGCTTTCTGATTGTCCGAAAGTTCTTTGGTGCTTTTGGATGCTTTTTCAGCGGCATCGGCCTGTTCTCGGATAGCGGCGGCTTCTTTTTCCACCGCAGCCTGCGTTTCACGGGCTTTTCCGGTAAGGATGCCGGTTTGTGTACCCAGCGCTTCCACCTTCAAACGCAGGCGTTCGTTCTGGGTCTCAAGCTGTTTGTACGCAGCGGTGCCCGCTTCACCGGCAGCGCGCATGGCATCCAGCTGCTGAGCACTGGCTTCAAAGGCCGCAGTTGCCTTAGCAGAAGCAAGCTCTGTGCTCCGCAGTGCGGATTCATAGCTTTTCAGCTGGCGCTGTGCAGCGGTGGTTGCAGAAGCCGCATTCTTCGCGACTGTGATATACCCGGCCAGCGGATTGGAAGCCTGATCGTCCAGAATGAACCTTGAATGGATATCAGCCACTGTGTCCAGCCTCCTTCATCTGTCGGGATTCTTTTAAGCGCTTTTCCATTGTACGCAAAGCAAATGCCCGGACCAGAGCCTTTTCACGCTCCGGCAGGGCATCGTATTGACCGGGGGACCAGCCGAGATTGTCAAAACAGTAGTAAGCTGTCAGAACATCAATATCCCAGAGGTCCCCGGCGATCAGTTTTTTGCTTCTTCGTCCGGGCCTTCATCCAAGCCGGACAGTTCGTTGATTGCGGTGATGAGTTTGAGAAACTCACCGGCCAGCAGCATCTTGCCGGGGACCTGGACAGGATCTTTGGTGTTATAGTTTTCGCACAGCTCAGCGCTGTGAAAGTCGGGGAATACCGTTGCAGCCACGATCATGCGGCTGGAATATTCGTTGGCATCCATCTCGTCCTGCCACTGCTGGCCTACCTTTTTCTTGCGGGTGGATGCCTTGAGCAGGGAAGAATTTTCTTCCTGGGTCAGGGCGCGGATCTTAAACGGAACAGGTTTGCCATCTGCGCCGAGAAAGCGCTTGGAAATGACAAGCTCCTTTTCTTCCGTAGGAACAGCGGGATGCAGAAATGCGGAAAGTGCGCTCATAAAGAATACCTCCTATCAGTTGCCCAGATTGACCGGGTCGGAAAATGCTTTCAGACGGTTTACCTTGGTGTAGCTGAAATTGAAGTCATAGTTCAGCATTGCTTCGTCGTCGTTCAGGATGGACAGCGGAATCTCACCGGTCAGCATACAGCCATAATAGCCCATGACCTGATCGCCCACGCTGGCCGTGGGGTCGTTGTTGGTGATGGTGATATCAAAGGTTTCCATTACACCAGTGTTGATATACTGCAGCAGCATATCGGTGAACAGGTTGCTGCCGTTGGAACCAAAGTAGACATTGCCGGTGCCGGTCTGCGTGACACCATTGGCCTTTTTCTGCACCGTGCGGGTGCCGATGGTCTTCATGTCCGAGGTCTGAATGCCAGCAACAGTCTTGATGTTTTTCATGCCGCAGATCTCTGTGATGCGGCCATCACGAGTGACGGTGATTTTGCCTTCGGCACCGTTCAGGGTGTCCTGTGCAAGCAAATACATTAAAATCCCTCCTTACGACACATCCAGCGTGATGTAGATCTTGTTGGTGCTGCCCACGGCTTCGATCGCCAGCGTGATAAGCACCGCGTCCTTGGCATCGCCCTTCTCAACGGTGACATCGGTTTCGCCATCAAAGTTCTGGATGCCACCGGATGCCTGCAGCTGGGTCAGGTACTTCACGACGGCGCTCTTGTACTCCATGCGGCCCGCATCGGTGTTGTCCACAATGCCCACATAGTTCTTGGAGAACTGAGAATACAGGTCGTTGGCGATGGTGTTGCACAGCCGCATGGTACGGTTGTAGCGGTACACCTCGCCGATCTCCGAAGTGTAGGTGACCAGAGAATTGATATCATACTCCACGCGGACTGTACCATCATCGGCATTCAGGACGAACTTGCCGGAATTGATGGCATCCACGTACTGGCTGTGGGTCAGCCGGGGAGAGATGTCCACAGCATTGGGATAGACGGCGTTGGTCAGATCCTGTCCGTAGGTGGCGGCAGCCAGTGCGCCGCCTGCCCACCAGCACACCTGCTGCGGGGTCAGGGTTGTGCCATCGTCCAGCACAACGCCGGTGTCCACGTTGACGATATAGCGGGTGTCAGGATTGGTGCTGCCGGATTCCACCAGCTGAGAATAGCGGCCCGTCTCGGTATTGACCCGCTTGATGAAGCTTTCCATCGCGGTACGCGCCGTGTTGTCCGCGCCATCGTAGATCAGCACATCGAACTTGTAGGGCTCAATGGCGGTCAGGAATGCGCTGTAAGCCGAAGCTGCTACCACGCCGTCCTCTCCGCCGGTCAGGGCAGTTCCGACATTGGCAGTCAGAGCGCCGGTGCCGCTCCAGTCCACCCAGCTGTTTGCAGCCAGTTCTTCCACCGTCTTGGCGGTCTGCTGGTCTTTGATCTCACCATCCACTACAGTTGAGACCTCAAAGCTGCCTTCCGGCGAGGAAAGCGCCGTCACAACGACGGAGATATCGTTCCCGCGTACGCCCACATACTTTGCGGTAGCGGTCAGCGGCGCGATCTCCATGGTGGCTTTTACGGCACCACTGGCCGTGGGACGGTACAGCAGTACCTTGCGGGGCGCTGCCGTGCGGTTGGTGCCCTTGAAGATCTCGGTCAGAAACCGGTTTTCCGGCGCAGTAATATCATAACCGGTGTACACGGTCATGTCGGCACCGGCATCGATCTCAATCACTTTGGCCGTCGGACCCCAATGCAGAGGTTCACAGAGCGCAGCAATGCCGCGGTCGCCGACGGTCAGATCCTGTTTGTTCTTCGACCGGAAGCGAAAGTAAACGCCCGGCCGGACTTTGTTTTGTACGGTAAAGGTTCCACCTGCTGCCATAGCGGGTCACTCCTTCCAAAAATCTTTCACAGCGGCCTGCGCCTCTGCGAGGGTGTAATACGGTTTGTTCAGTACCGCAGCCAGAAAGTCCGGCTGATATCTCGCAAAACGCGGGTCCTTCAGCAGAACTTCACGGCGATACTGGGTTTCTTTTTCTTTCATTTATCCACCTTCTGATCGATGCTCAGGGTCTGCATCTTTACAGCATCTTCGGGCTTTTCCACAAAAATACGCAGCTCGAATTTGTAATGCAAACCGTCGGAATCAATGTCTGTCTTGCGGTCATAGGCCCGCAGCAGGGCGGTGTCTGTACCATCGGTATAGGGAAACACCTCCATGCAGAGGTCTAAGGTTTCTGCGGCGGCACTGTACTGCTGCTGCAGGTCGGGCAGGTTGTAATCCAGCAGATAGGTCAGGTCTACGCCGATGGTGCGCAGCCAGCGCCCACCCGGGTGCGGTTTGATGTTGTAATACCGCTGCTGCAGGAACATGCAGGGCGGTTCCACACCCTGCTGGGCAGGGTCTTCCAGCATCTGTACGCCGGGCAGGACAGGCGCGAGATGTGCCGCCAGCGAACGTGCAATGGTGGTAACGGTAAAGTTCATCTCAGAATCCTTTCCAGCTCTCTGCCGGTTCTTTCCAGTTCCGCCTGCAGCGTTTCTTCGTAAGCCTGCTGGGCAGCATCGGTCATGTGCAAGCCTTCCACGTACTGCGTTTGGGTGCCCACCATGATGCCCACCTCATCTTTCCGGCTGGGGTCATATTCCAGCAGGCCGGAAGCAGGGTTCACATACAGGCCGGGCACAAAATGTTTGTCCATCCGGTGGCCGTCATTCACAAAAGAAGCATATTCTTTGTTATTATTCAGCTCGGTGACATACTGCCCGGCCTGCTGCTCCGGGATGATCTTGCTGTCCGTGGCCCAATGCTGCTTCAGTTCACCGGTGCGGGTGTTGATGCCGCTCAGGCTGTCTGCTGTGGGCGGGGTCTTTTCCTGTGCGGCTTCCACTGCGCGGATGGTGGCGTTCTTCGCGGCAACAGAAATCATATCCGGCAGAACTTTTTGAGCTGCTTCCAGTTTTTGAATGTATTCATCCAGCGTCATTTCACACGCTCCTGCTTCAACAGTGTGATCTCCTGATGGGCCAGCCCCGGCATGACCGCACCGAAGGGTTCATAATAGCGCTCCGGTGTGTCTGCAAAATAGCGCTCGTCCGGCGCAGTATAACCCAGCTTTGCACCTCTGTGGATCACCAGCTCATCTCCGGGCTTGATATCCACTTCGATGCCGCAGGCCAGCTTATCGGTCTGGGTGATGCTGGCAGCAGTCTGGTTCATCTGCAGCCCGCTGGTCTTTGTCTGATAGACCCGGCAGGCAACACCGGAAAGCACCTTCCTGCGTTCCATGTGGGTCAGGCTGTTCTCGGTCACTTTCTCATTGCGGAACACATCTGCCGTGTCGGTGTACCAGTCCGTCCAGTCCATCCTTCATCACCTCAGATCACATAACTGCCCGCAAGCCCGATGAACCGGGCGCGGTTGGCCAGCATCTGGCCGTAAGTGGTAGCATTCAGGTCGCCCCAGTCCTCAGTGCCTGCGGTCAGGGCGGAGGTGTCGTAGGTCACAGAACTGTCGCCCAGTGTGGCGGATTTCACCACGCCCACCAGTGCACCGGAAGCTGCAGCCTGCGCAGGCGTTGCGCTGCTTTCAGCAAAGGTGCGCAGCTGCAGGGTCACGTAATGTGCCACATACAGCCCCACGGCGTAGTGCCAGCTGTACAGCCATTTGTCCGGCTGTACGCTGACATTGGCCATGCGCACGATCTCATTCAGCAGAGCATCCGGCAGGTGACACTTGCCGTCGGCATTGCAGAACTGCGGATATTCTTCCTTGAACTGCTCAGCGGTGTAATTTCCGACGCTGCCGCCGAGGTTCGCCGCCTGCTGGCGGACTCCACCAAACTGTGCACCGTAGATCATGCCGTTCTCCTTACTC